AATCGTGCAAGGAACAGGCGAAGAAGTTTATTGACTGGCAAGGCAAGATGATCCGCATTGTAGCGGTGCTGGAAGACGAATAACGAGACAGAACCCGAACAATTCTGAACAGATTATGGATGATTTGCGAACACTTTTAGACCAGCTAACAGACAACCGCCTTGATTATGTCATGGCGCGGTCGAAGTGTAATTCTGTGTCAGAGGCTTTACGACAGAGTGGAATTTCACGTGCTGCTTATTACTCGTGGTCGAAGGATGAACAGGCGTATCTTGAGGACGTTGCGCAACGGGTGAAGCGTGAAACGGCAACCCGCGCGCTTATGGTGTTACAGGACGCGGCAGAGCAAGCGGCAAAGGTCAAGGTTGCTGGACTTACGAACCGCGATGAACGTATCAAGCAGAACGTGGCAACAGAGATCCTTGACCGCACAATTGGCAAAGCTGCTAACCCCATTGAACTCACAGGTAAGGACGGGGAAGCCGTCAAGTTTATCGAAGTGACATTACCGGATAATGGCGAATGAACTTTACACCGTCGCGAATGGCAAGCTCAAAGTTTCCTTACACCGAGGGCAAGCACGGGCATGGCGAAGCAAGGCAAGGTTCGTCTTTGTCATAGCAGGAACGCAGGGCGGCAAAACCTCATTCGTCCCTTTGTGGCTTGACCGTGAAATTCAGAGTGCAGGACACGGGGATTACCTCGCGGCAACGTCCACTTTTGATTTGTACCGCGTCAAGTTTCTTCCAGAAATACGCCGTTACTTCTGTGATTTACGCGGCTGGCATGAAGACAAGTCAGATAGGGTGTTCTGGCAAGAGTACAAGCCGCGCATGTTTGACCGCATCATTCTACGTTCTGCGTCAAGCGAAGGCGGGTTGGAATCCGCAACCGTCAAAGCGGCGGTACTGGATGAGTGCGGACAGGACGACTTCAGGCTCGAAGCTTGGGAAGCGGTGCAACGGCGTTTATCACTTGCAAGGGGGCGAGTACTAGGTACGACCACCCCTTACAATCTCGGCTGGCTGAAAACCGAAGTCTTTGACAGATGGAGAAAAGGCGACCCCGATTACTCCGTTATTCAATTCAAGTCCATTGAAAATCCAGCCTTCCCGCGTGATGAATACGAACGCGCACGGCGAACCTTACCAAGCTGGAAATTCGAGATGTTTTACAACGGCGAATTCTCGCGTCCGGCTGGATTGATCTATGAGGATTTTCCAGGCGAGAACGCGGTACTGCTTGTGCATCCCTTCGACATCCCGAAAGAGTGGCCACGCTGGGTGGGGATCGACTTCGGAGCCGTTCACACCGCGACATTGTGGATCGCCAAAGACCCCGAAAAGAACGTCTACTACGCTTACCGCGAATCGCTTGAGGGCAGCATGACCACCCAGCAACACGTTTCCAGGGCAACGGAACGGGCAACAGGTGAGAACGTTGTCAGGTGGCAAGGTGGGGCGGCAAGCGAAACACAGCAGAGAATGGACTGGTACGCGGCTGGGATCGATGTCAAAGAGCCTGGTATCAGAGATGTTGAAGCGGGGATTGACAGAGTAATTCAGTTATTCAAGACAAAGCGGTTATTCGTGTTTGAAACATTGTTAGGGTTACGAGATGAACTAGGCACATATTCACGTGTACTTGATGCAAGTGGTCAGCCGACAGACAGAATCAAAGACAAAGAAACGTTTCACAGAATTGATGCTTTACGGTATTGCGTGGCAGGGCTGGACACAATAGACGAATTCAAGGTCATAGACATCCCCCTGGATTGGTGACGCATGGCATTATTTGACAACCTAAGAAATGGCGTACGTTCATGGCTGGGGATTGATGGCAACCCAGACGAACGTGTTAATTTCATCAAGCGTAACAAAGCCTACGTTGACGGCGACCAAAAGAAAATGCTCAAGGTCAAGCCTGGCAACACAGACGATAACGTGACCGTCAACATTATGGGTTTGATTGTGGATAGGTGGGTATCCTGGTTATTCGGGAATGAAATTGAATTCGACCTCCCAGGTGAAGACGAATCCGCAGAACAGAAATTCATTGACGAAACATGGGCTGCTAACCGCAAGGACATTCTCTTGCACAAGATCGGCGAGAACGGCGCGATTGCAGGCACTCCGTATGTCAAGATCGTGCCTAAAGATAACGGTATTCGTCTCATTGCGCTCAATCCTGAATTCGTCACCATCGACACAGATCCCGAAGACGTGGATACCGTTATTCGCTACACCATTCAGTATAACGTTGACCGAGATACCGTCAAAGAGATCAGCGAAATTGTGGACGGACGCTGGGTCGTCACTCGCAGGGTCAAGAGAGCCAATCAACCAGAGACCGTTGAAGACATGGGCTGGCAGTGGACTGACTTCGCGCCGATTGTGCATTGCCAGAATCTACCCTGTTCCGAATCACCCTACGGCGTGCCTGAATTCGATGAAACTTCGATTCGTTTACAGGACAGCATCAACTTTGTAGCATCGAACATCAACAAGGCGAACAGGTTACACGCAGCGCCGCAGATATGGGGCAAGAATCTTCCGCAAGAATTGAAAGCCGTTGACGTTGGTCCTTCGCAGATGCTCAATCTCGGACAAAACGGCGAAGCTGGCTCATTCCAGATGTCTGAAATGACATCCTCGCAATTCTTATTGATGTGGCTTGTCAAGCAACTTTACATCACTACTCGTACCATCGACCTTGATTCACTTTCTGACAAGTTAGGAAACATCACTAACTTCGGCTTGCGTGTGCTGTATGAGGACACACTTACGAAGCTGGCAACCAAGAGACAGCTTTACGGCGAGATGCTGAATGAGGTCAATCGCCGGATGCTGATTATCAATGGGCTGAATCCTGACCCGGGTGACATTCATTGGAAAGACATCATCCCGCAGAACAAGGTTGAGGAAGCCAATTATGTTCAAGCGTTATTGAACATGGGCGTTCTGTCGAAGGAAAGCGCGGCATTGCAACTTGAGCTTGATTACACGGCGGAGCAAGACAAGATTGCGGCTGACAAAACGAATGAAACGAATATCGGAGCCGCCTTGTTGAGTGCGTTCAATCGGAGCGGGCAGAATCAATGACCGTACAACTCTACAACTGCGACTGCCTTGAATTTATGAAAACCCTGCCAGACAAGAGTGTGGATGCTGTAGTCACTGATCCGCCGTATGGGACGACTGCAATTGATTGGGATAAACCAATCGACCTTGTTCGGTTTTGGCGCGAATGCGAGCATGTCACAAAATCCAATAGCGCAACACTGGTTTTTTCTTGTCAGCCATTTACAACTGATTTGATAGCGAGCAACCGTAAATCATTTCGGTATGAAATCATTTGGAAGAAAACCCAGCCACAAGGTTTTTTGAATGCTAACAAAGCTCCCTTACGAAACCACGAAAATATTATTGTTTTTTACAAACATCTTCCAACATACAACCCAATAAAATCTAAAATCTCACGAACCGATATAGGGAGAGTGCGGGAAGTCAACGCAATGCGCTCCAAGCAATATCGCGAGATGGATAGGACAACATGGGTTGAAACCGGAGAACGTTACCCAACCGACGTAGTTGAGTTTTCCAACTGGAATGGTGCGTTATTTGGAAAAACAGACGGAGCAACAAAGCACCCCACCCAAAAACCCGTTGATTTATGCGCATATTTGATTAATACATATTCAAACCCTGGCGACACGATCTTCGACCCCTTCATGGGTTCAGGCACAACCGGAGTAGCCTGCGTACAGACAGGCAGGAACTTCATAGGCTGTGAAATTGACGAAGGTTATTTCAAGATAGCAGAGAAAAGAATCAAAGACGCTCAAATGCAGGAGCGCCTACTTTGACCCCCCTCGAAAAGCTCCTCATCCAACTCCGCAACGAAATAGACAAGGCAGACGCAGCCGCTTTAGAGCAGCTTGCACGCGCCTATGATCGCGTTGTCTTCAAACCGCTGCAGGGTGACATTGACGCACTACAGAAAATACCTTGACCTTTACAAAGGTAATCCGGCGGTCAAGAACACCACAGAATTCAAGCGGCTGGTAGCGGACATGGATGAGAAGTTGAAATTATGGCAATCGTACCTTGACGCCAACGCAACCACAGCCGCCACAAGCGCAATCCCATTAGGGCTGGATCATGCGGAACAGTTAGTCAGAGCGGCGGGCATCGAAGGCGCGTTCCGCAAGATGAACCCGGCTGCTATTGAAAAGCTCCTCGGTTATCTGCAGGAAGGTTCGCCGCTTTACAAGCGGATCGACATGATGGCGGAGTATTACAAGAAGACAATTCCGGCAGCTATTGTTAGCGACATTACGGCGGGCAAAGTTTCCAGCACAATCATCGAAGGCGTGTCTGCTGGCAAGAATCCAAAAACAATTGCAAGTTTTCTAACGAATTATCTTGGAATGCCCCTGACCGATTCACTCCGCATGACCCGCACGGTTCAGATATGGAGCTACAGGGAAGCATCGAGGGCGGCGTATCTTGCCAACTCGGACGTGGTGGACGGGTGGATCTGGTACGCAACGCTTGACAGTGAATGTTGCCTATCCTGCATCGCGCAACACGGCACGTGGCATCCGAATACAGAATCACTTGACGACCACTGGAATGGCCATTGTACGGCTTTGCCTTCAATTATCGGCACGAAGCCGGACATTGAGACTGGTAAGGATTGGTTTAGCGCGTTGGACGAAGGCAAGCAACGGGAGATCATGGGGGACGCAAGGTATGAAGCCTGGAAGGACGACAAATTCCAGTTTTCTCAATTGTCATCGCAGCATTCAGACGAGGTATTTGGCTCGATGCGGACGGTGACACCACTCAAAGATTTACTAGGAGAGTAACAAAATGGCAGAAACCGCTGGCAACCAGCAGGACGCGACGTCCAACAATCAAGCAACCGTGACGGCTGCTCAAACGCAATCACAGAATTCAGGCGAGACACTTGAATCTTTGAAAGCGCAACTAGAAAGCGCAACGAAGCGCATCGGTGAACTGAATAAGGAATCCGAGAAGCACCGCAAAGCAGCGGATGAATGGGCGAAGGCTAAAGAAGCCGAAGAGACTGCGAAGCTATCCGAGACGGAAAAGCTCAAGAAGCAGCTTGACGAAGCCAACACTGCAAAAGAATCCGCTCTCAAAACCGCCAACAATCGCTTGATTGCGGCGGAGATCAAATCCAAATCAGACAAATTCATCGACCCCGACGTGGTACTCGCCCTGGTGGATAAATCGAAGGTGACCGTCAAAGAAGACGGCTCTATCGAAGGCGTTGACGCCGTTCTGGATGAACTCGCAAAAGCCAAACCCCACTTGCTGAAAGGCAGCGGGTCAAAGCTAGGCGCGACTAATCCAGGAGCGGCAGGAGTGAACGAAACTCCGCAGCAGAAACACGAACGTCTTTTAGGCGGCATCTCGAATCCATTTGCTACGGGGAACATCGTGTGGGGTCCTGACAAACCGGAGTAAAGAATGGCTAACGAATCAACCTATGCTGGCATCGCTGGCTTAGTCGCTAATGTATTTGAAGTGGCAATGCAGGTTGCCACCGAGGGTAACGTAATTGCACCTTTCGTCACCCAGTTCAATGATTCACAATCCGCAGCCCCGCGTGTGTTCGGTGACTACAGCGGCGGAACTTTCCTCGCCGTGGACGAAGCCACTGACCTGTCACAACAGGCTTTCAACGCGTCCGCTTCTGGCACGCTCACTCCGTCAGTGTACGGTTCACAGGCGCTCCTGACCATGCGGCGTATCGTGAGTGATCCGGCGAACGCAACCCGCGAAGCCGGTATCCACCTGGGCAACGCCGCATCCGCTCACATCGACACCAACCTCGCCGGACTGTTCAGCTCCCTGACTGGCGGAACCGTTGGAACCGCTGGCGGAACCCTCACCTGGGCGAACATCCTGCGGGCGCAAGCTTATATCCGCGCTCAAAAGGTGTTTGGTCGCTACACCTGCGTCCTGCGCCCTGAACAGTGGTACTACCTCGTTTCCGGTACTGCGGTTCCCACCCTGATGCAGAACACCAGCATCGCAGAATCCATCCTCGGTGGGTTCTACCAGGCATCCTTCAGCAATATCGACTTCCTTGTCGATGCCAACATCACCTCCGGCACTGCTGCGGTAGGCGGAATGTTTGGCAAGTCTGCCCTGGCGCTCGATATTCGCCAGCCGTTCGCCATTGCTCCCCAGTGGAACGCATCGTACTCCGGTAACGGAGCCTGGGAGGTCAACGGCTCGATGATGTACGCCTATGGCGTGTACCATCCGAAGCACGGCGCGCAGTTGATCGGTACTTCCGCGTAGTGTAACACCGCGGGGTGAATAGGGTCATACCCGAAGAGACTGCCTCCTCCCAGTCCTGTCCACCCCGCTTCCGTCCAGGAGGGTTCAATAGAGGATTGACATAAATATGAGTGATCGAAGACAAAATCTAAATTGGAAAGCGGTTTGGAAGAGGTGTCGTTACTCGATTTGCTGGACAAGATAAATGGAAATGCCATGTTTGGGAGCTTGTTTGCGATTGCGGAAAATTGTATAAGGCAACGACCGGAAATTTAAATGCGGGTCACGTTACAAGTTGTGGTTGTTATTTGATAGAAAGAGTAACAGAAAACGCGAAGAAAGCAACTGATGCGATAAGGCTGCCACTAGGACAAGCGGCAAGACACGAATTGTATAGGTCGTATCTCGCTCATGCAAAGCATTTGAACATTGAATTTTCTATCACTGAAGATGCTTTTGCAGAACTAACTAAGAAAGATTGTGTTTATTGCGGATCGGAGCCGAAGACTATCTATCACATGAGTGGGTTGAACGGAGATTACATTTACAACGGAATTGACAGAATTGATTCAACCAAATCCTATTCATTAGAAAATGTTGTGCCTTGCTGTAAACGATGTAATCAGGGCAAAAACGACATGAGCCTTACCGAGTTTCTTGAATGGGTAAAAAGAGTGTATGCAAAAACCCACACAGTCAACGCGGGGGTGTCCCATGTCGCTTAGGGTGAATTTTTTCTCCAACGCCCCCTTTGTTCCAACCGGCTATGGCAACCAAACAAAGCTCACCGTTCCGCGCCTTCGCAATCTCGGACACGAATTAAGCATATCCGCATTCTACGGTACACAAGGCGGCATCACCGCATTTGACGGCATGATGGTTTATCCGCAGCACCGTCACCCATACGGTCAGGATATGATCGGAGCGCATGCCGAACACGCCAAAGCAGACATCATCATCACCCTCATGGACGCATGGGTCGTACAGCCTGAGAACATCCCTCCGTCAATAGAATGGCATCCCTACTTTCCCATTGACTGCGAACCTGTACCAGGCGCGGTATTGAGAGAAATCGTCAAAGGCAAGAAGCCGATCACCATGAGCAAGTTTGGCTTACACCAAATGCAGAACGCGGGCATTGACGCTTACTACGCCCCTCACATGGTGGATACCAAAGTATTCAAGCCGATGGACAGGGTAGAAGCGCGCAACCTCATGGGATTACCGCTGGACAAATTCATTGTGGGCATGGTCGCCGCGAATAAAGGCGCCCCCCCCCGTAAAGCCTTCTTTGAACAAATCGCCGCGTTTGCCGCGTTCAAGCAGGAACACAAGGACGCAATACTCTACCTCCACACAGACGATGGAACGCACGGCGGGGAAGTGGTCAACCTGGTCAAGTATTGTCAGATCATGGGATTGAAGGTTGGCTATTTCAAGGGCATGAACATTCCTGTTGACGACGTTGACGTGATCTTTGTAGACCAATATTCAAACGCAATAGGTTTACCCGACCCCTACATGGTCGCGCTGTACAACTCCCTGGACGTGATGATGCTTGTTTCGATGGGCGAAGGGTTTGGAATTCCACTCATTGAAGCGCAGGCTTGCGGTTGTCCTGTAATCACGGGCGACTGGACGGCGATGGGTGAATTGTGTTTCAGCGGATGGAAGATCGCTAAGACAGAGGCAACTCCAGAATGGCACTCATTCTTTGAAGCCTGGCAATGGCGAACGTCCGTCGAAGCCGTGGTCAAGAGACTGATAGCCGCTTATGAAGTCAGGGGCAATCAGGATTACCGTGATCGAGCTAGAGACGGCGCACGGATGTACGACTGTGATAGGGTAATCGAGAAATACTGGAAACCTATCTTAGAGGACATTGAAGCCAACTTGCACAAGGGGAGTGCATTCGAGGAGGCGCTGAAGTGAAAACCCTCCAACTAGGATGCGGTATTCGCCCCATGCCGGACGCTGTAAATCACGACAGGATCAAACATTCTGATTGGGTGGACGTTGCACATGATCTTGACGTACTCCCGTGGCCATTTGAGACAGAATCTTTTGACAAGATCATCGCCCTTGATGTCATGGAGCATTTGCATCTTGAGGTCAAAGAGTGGCTCGACGAATGTCACCGAATATTGAAGCCTGGTGGATCACTGGTATTGAGACTTCCCGCATTTGACAACCCCGTGAGCTGGCGTGATCCGACACACCGCAGGGTGTTTCACCCAGAAACATTTGACTTTTGGGATAAGTCAAGACAGCTCCACAAAGATTACGGATTCTTCTACTTCGCAGAGTCTGATAAGTGGTGGGGCGTAGATTCTGTAGAGCGCACGAACGGCGGTGATTTTGGATTCGTATTGAGAAAGCAGGTTGACTAGCATGACACTAACCAGACTACCAGGCTCAAAGTGGTGGATTGAAACAGACGAAACGACATTTGAGATCATCGGCACGTACAACAAAAATCAGATTATTGCCGATATCCAGGCGATCAAAAATACGCTCCTGAACTATCCGGTTGCCACGCAAAGCGCAAAGGACGTTTCCGAAATTTTGAACTGGATCACGAACAATAGCTGGACGCAGGAGCGCAAAGATCGGGCAATTGCCATGATGAACGCAGCCTACCAGGCTTACCAGGGCTCGCCCCAAATTTTGGAGGCTGCAAATCTGAATGCGAGGCTGGATGCACTGATTGCACTTAGAGACAGGTTGGTGTGAGATGGCAGTTAAAACGTTTACAACTGCGGGTGTCAATAACCTATGGAGTAATCCTGCAAACTGGGATTTATCCACCGCACCAGTGGATAATGATTCAGTGGTGATTCCCCTCGGTCAAATCTGTGAATTTGACGTGGATACCAGCGCATGGGCAAACGGCATTGCGGGTATCACCATCACGGGCACGCTAAAACTGACCCGCACCACTGGCACGTATTACATGAAAATCAAAGCCGCAACGACCATCGCAGGGGAGGGCACATTCGACTGCGGTACATCGGGTGACGCAATCCCCTTCGCCACCAAGCACACCATCACAGGCGGGAGCGGTTGGTACATCCAGGGGGCTGGTGGCTTGACCATGACCGTGTACGCCGCGGAACCCTTTATTAAGACAGTCAGCCTCACTCAGAATGAGCTGGCTGGAGCGACGGTGCTGCATGTGGATACGGACGTTACGGCAGATATTTGGACGGACGGAGATACGATTCATATAGCGAATGGGTCTCCTTCTTCCAATAACGAATCGAGAGTAATCGCCGCTGGAGGAATAGCAGCAGGTGCAATTACCATAACCAGCGGATTGACCGCAGCCAAAGTTTCTGGATCGTATGTAACTCTGATAACGAGAAACTTGTCATTTTCCGGAGGAAGCGTATTTTGTAATTTCGCTGCCAACAAGCTGACTTTCGCGGGCGGAGTATGCACCGCTACATCTACCGCGTTCTCAACTTGCACCTCTCCAACAGTGGGTGGGGGTGTTATCGCAAATTGCCAGTATGCGATTGCGTATGGATCAGGGACAAACATCACTGGCGGTGTGTTTTCTGGAAATGCCAACGTTACTTCATTGTCAAACGCGAACATCATATCAGGGGGGGTGTTCGTAGGAAACACAACGATATTTAATAGCGCATTGGGTTCTACAATCAGCGGAGGGGTTTTCTACGGAAATAAAGTTGTACTGATGAGTTGCATAGATTCAAAACTCATTGGCGGAACATTCTTGAGAACGGGCAATGGTAATGATTACGCTGTCATAATGGGCAGTTTTGCCGAACTGAAACATGTCGTTATGCAACTAAATGAATATGACATCAGAAATTCTGTTATAAAAGCCTATAACACATTTTTCGGCTCTTCGTCAGAGGTTTACGGATATGCGACATTTTCAAAATATTCTTACTCCGAATCAATAGATCATGACCAGGTTGCGGGCGCTTACAAAGCCTGGACTAAAGGCGGAGTAACCTCCTCTCAAGCCGTGACCGTTCCAACTGGCTACACCAAAGCTATGCAGACCGTGCTTGAAAACGCAGCGGTTGAGGGCTACTGGCAGAAGGAGTTCACCGTTGGCGCGGGGGCGAAGCGTCAACTTCACCATGAACCTGCGCAAGGCAACGAGCATGACCTATTTACCGCGCTGCATCATATTTAACAAGGCAAGTACTGACCCCTTCGCTGGAGGCGCAGGATTAAACACGTTCACCATGACAGACAGCATTGACACGTGGGAGCAGTCGGTCTACACATATACAAACACGACTTCTGAAGATGTGACGCTGGTCGTGCGGTTTCAAGGAATGGCAGCGAGCGGGAGCTTCTACTCGGCGCTGGATGTAGAGGTTATCAACGTTGATCTCACAAGCGCTCTGGCAAAGCTGGATGTGATTGATACGGTTGTGGACGCGATCAAGTTAAAAACAGACGCGCTGCCTGAAAGCGTGCTGACCTCCATTGTCGAGGGAACTTACACACTGCAGGATATTCTCAAGATCGTGGCTGCGGTCACGGCTGGCAAAGCGTCCGGCGGAGGGACAACCGAGATCACGTTTAGAGACCTGGCAGACACAAAAGATCGGATCGTGGCGACTGTTGACTCTTCTGGGAACAGAACAAATGTGACGAAGACGCTGACATGAGCGATAGCTATATTCTCGAGCAATCCTATTTTGGAAAGTTATTTTTTCCGAATAACTACTGGACGGGGGAATTTGTCAGAACTCCAACGAAATATCTTGTAAAGGCACTCGCAGGAATTACAGTGGACGCGCTCCCCTCGTCAAGCATTCGTGTAAAGAGAACGGTCATTGAAGCTGAGGCGAATTATACGGTCAAGGTCAAACGGTCAATTATAAAGGCGGGCTAATGGCGACATATTCAACAAACACGCAATCAATCACCGAGATCAAAACCTACACCATTGACTTCACGGATGCACTACCGACTGGCGTGACGGTGACTGGAGGAACAGCAACGCATATCCCACCAGGTGGGGGAACGGCGATTACTCCAACGGTAACGGCGGCCAGTCCTTACGTCTATGTCGCGCTTGGCGCAATCGGTCTTGTGGGCGTTCACTACCTTGACGTTCTCGCAACCTTCTCGGATGGCGACAAATCAACCGTGAGGCTTGCTATCAACGCGGTCTATCCATCACCCACGGCAAGGGTGGGCATGGCAGACAACGTTACCCAACTAAGGGCAATGACCAACAGCGGAGCAAGCGATTACACCATTGCCGGCTTTCCTTATTGGTCGGATGCACAACTGCAAGCCGTCCTGGATCGACACAGAACCGATGTTTACCAGAGGGAACTAAGTGTCGTGGACGAATTGCTTGCGGGCGCGTACTCGTACAAGCACTACTCCATCGGTGACACCTTCATCGAATCCGGTGACGTTTTCACCCTTTACGATTCAACTTATACCGCCGTGACGACTGGATTTACCGCCGACTACTCACTCGGACTCATTACCTTTGACACATCCACAAATGGAATGCCCTATTTTGCCACATACCGGACTTATGACATCAACGCCGCCGCGTCCGAAGTGTGGAGATCCAAAGCCGCGCATTTTGCAGAAATGGTCAATTTCAGGGCTGGGAATNAGTCTGTCAACCTTTCAGATAAATCCAAACAGGCGTTGGCAATGGCAGACTACTACGGAAACTTGAGACAGATGCGGTCAATATCACTCGAAAGAAGTGACACATGCTAGAGAACACCGACCTCTCATACCTGCGTGACGCGCTCGAATCCATCATGCCGGATACCTGTACTATTCTGACAAAGACCGTCACGGTGGATACTTCTGGGGGCGTTATTGAGACTTGGGGAACGGCGTCTACTTCAATCTGTCGCGTGGATGACGTGAGCGGTGTTATGCCGGTAGCGGGGGGCGGATTACAGCCTTACACGAAACAGGAATTGCACGTGCCTTACGATACCGCGATTACCGCTGACAATGAGATCGTCTGGAATTCTCACACGTACAGGATCGATCCCCCTACTGTGAATTCATGGCAGACAGAAAAGGTCGCGGTCATTCATGGCTGACGGTCTCTCGTTTACCCTCGATACGAAGATGCTTGACGCTATTGTGCGTGATTCTGACAAGAAGGGTGAGCAGATTCTACGCAAGCTGGCGTTTGAGGTTGAAAAGACAGCGAAGGAACTTTCACCCCTTGAAACGTCCGCACTCCGCAATTCCATTTACACCCAAACATCAAAAGGTGAGTATTCAGACGGAAAGAATGCGGGCTTTACAGGTATCGAATCAAAGGTGCATGAAAAGAGACCGGACGCAAAAACGGAACAACTGCCAAAACCGGACGATAACGAGGTCTTTGTTGGACCATGCGTGGAGTATGGCATTTATCAGGAATTCGGCACATCGAAAATGGCAGCGCAACCTTACCTTACCCCCGCCGTTGAAGCGATCCGCGCAAAGTTTGAGAACGGCGAGACGTACAGAGAATTATGCGATCCTAAATCTGAGGATTGGTTGATATGAACCAGGTTGATACCGCAATCTACTCTACGCTGACAGGCGGCACGGCTTTAACAAGTCTGCTTGCATCCACAAGCTCGGTCTACCATATCCGCGCCCCTAACGTCACCACATTCCCATACGTGGTGTTTTCATTACAAGGGGGCGGTCCGGAGAACATCACGCCATCGGACTTGTGGAATGTCGTGTATTTCATCCGCGCCTATTCCGCAACCAACGCAACTGCAGCAAGCAACATCCACGCAGAAATTCGCAAGCTACTCCATAAAAAGACCCTCACAATTTCAGGTTACACGAACTACTGGATGGCGCTTGAGACAGAGCTTGAAAGCGCCGAAGAAATCCCAAATGCAACGCCTATTTTCATGGCGGGCGGTTTATATCGTATCCGGTTCGATTCATAGTCAAGGAGCTAAAGAATGGCAGGAATCACAGGTCAAAACGCAACAATCAGCTGGGTTTATTCGGGCGGAACTATCGCGCTGGATACGTATTATCGCTCGATTCAATATACCCCGTCCATCGAAATGTTTGATCAATCAGCAGGGGCGGACGCCAACAAAACTTACATCACGGGTCAAAAAGACGGCTCCGTTTCCTATTCGGGTATCTTCCAATCAGGCGGAACAGCTATCACCGCCGCGCTCACTGAAGGCACGGGCGGTACTCTCATTTGGGGCGAAGAAGGAACGGCAGTTGGCAAACCGAAGCACACCATGCCCGCTATCTCGCAGGGAGCAACCAGCAACGTGCAGTACAACGCGCTGATTGAAATTTCTTGCACCTTCCAACAGAACGGAGCTAAGGTCGATGGAACATTCTAATCCTGACCTCATTCTCTCGGATGGTCGGGAAGTGACCATTGACCTGAATAAAATCAGCGTCAAGGAATTCAGGGCATCTCTCGAAAAAGACCAGACGTTTGAGGATGAATACAAGACCATCGAAAAGGTGACGGGGTTACAGAACGTGGGGGAAATGGGTTATGAGGATTACCGCCGTCTCATTCAAGCCTATATCGACAAAGCACGCGCTCCGATTGTAAACCCTACCTAAGCCAGCGTATCTATCTCGCCAGCGTTGCGGGGGTAGAGGACGCTGAAGCGACACAAATCTACAACGACGTGACGCTGGCAATGCGCTGGCATCAACCCCTTGATTACATCCGAAATTTATCACTCGAAGATTACAACAACGTCTGCCAGGTCATAGACGCTGAATACAGAATATCCCGCTCGATCATCAAGAGGTGAGCATGGGAAGTGAAATAGCATCGCTGTACGCAAAGCTAGGGCTGGATTCTAGTCAATTCCAAAAGGGGTTGACTGATTCAAAGACAAAATTGTCTGGATTCGGCGGAAAACTAGGGGAAGTTACCAAAGGGCTTACCGGATTCAGTCTGGGGTCACTCACTGCAGCTGGAGCGGTGGTGGGTGTTATCAACCAGGTCAGAAAAGCCGTTGATGAAACCGTAGCTTACAACTCATCGATCAAAGACACCGCCCGCCTTTTGGGAATGACCACTGAGGAAACATCGCGCCTTGTACAGGCCGCTGATGATCTTTTCCTATCCGAAGACAAGCTAAAGACTGCATTGCAAGCCGCGTCGCGTCAAGGTATTGACGTTTCGATCAACGGGCTAAAGAAATTGTCAGATCAATACATGGCATTGAACCCAGGCGTTGAGCGTGCGCAATTCCTGATGCAATCCTTCGGACGCTCCGGTGCTGATATGTACAAGCTCATGGAACAGGGCGCGGCTGGAATTGACAAAGCAATGGCGGCGGTAGAAAACTCCCTTGTCGTCACCGACAAATCCATCAAAGCAACGGATGAATACAAGCAGAACCTGGATAAATTAGCTGATGCATGGATGGGCGTAAAGATCGCCGTTGGTAATGGCGTGATCCCCGTGTTGAACGCCTTTCTATCCACTGAAAAAGATGCAATGCAGATCGAATTGCAGAACATCGAAACACAACGCGCAGCCATTGAACAGGCAATTGGAAGAAATATCGCCGTTGAAGAAAACCGCGCAAAACTCATTCTGCTGGGCGAATCTGAAAATGCAATTCGGGAAGCAATCGCAGCCACAACCGAAGAAACGAATAGATCTTCCGGCGCGTATTTGACCGCTGCAGAATCCTTGCAGAAATACAGTGCCCAATTGTTGTACAACGCAGCCATTCAAGGATTGGATGAAAAGTCCGCGCTGCAGCTTGCATACAGCATGGGATTGGTCGATACCGCAACCGTCACCGCCTTGACAAAGCAAGCCGATTTCAAAAGGATGCTTGACGAAGGTTCAATTTCTCTCACAACCTATCAGAACCTTGTCACGGGAACGGCGAACGCTATTGCGAGTATGCAGAGCAAAAGCATCACCGTGACCATTGATACATACGAAAACTATCACGGCTCAAATAGCGGTTCTGGTAGCGGCGGAAAAGGAATAACTCAAACCCCCCACGCTTCCGGCGGCTCCTTCCTCATTCCCATGTCCTACGGCTATGAGGGATTCCAGTTAGGAAACGGCGACACCGCTTCCGGCGGGGAGCGCGTCACCATTACACCGAAGGGGAAGGACCCGTCAGGCGGTCAGATCATTCTCACCGATGACCAACTCAAGAAAATAAGGTGAAGCGTCAGGTAACGCAACCGCTGTGAAACTCATGCAGCTTGGGGTATTGCGATGACCGTCTACTTTGACGACATCCAACTCCAGGCGAAGTTTGACGGTACTCACTGGGTCAACTTCACGTCTGACACCGTGGGGGAGGTCAACGCCTGGTACGGTATTGACGGCAACGGAGCGCTGGATAGGGTAGGTTCACCTGGCGAACTCACATTCACCCTGAATAACTCCGCTACAAATTCAGCGCAAAAAGTGGGTTACTACTCCCCGGGGCATGTCAACTGTCGGGCTGGATTCGCTCCAGGTCTTGAGGTAAGGGTACTGTTCACCCTTGACCTTATTCCAATTCAAAAGTGGATTGGCAAGATACCGTCAGACGGCATCAACGTAGCACCTGGAATGTACAAGGAACGACAGACAAGAGTCACCGTCAAAGATTGGATGTACCAGACGGNCATTCACCCCTTGAAGGGATTCCAACTTGCCACGAATAAAACGGTCATGCAGGGCGTAGCACTCGTACTAGCCAACATGCCAACACAACCGCCTGGCGTTGTGGATTACCGCACGGGGGAGTCTACGTTCTCCTATGTCGGCGATACCGTCACCTCGCGCACAACCGCGCTGGCTGAACTTGGAAAGATGATCCAATCGGAATTGTCGTACCTGTACCTTACCAGGAACGGCTTGAGGGTCGAAGGCAGGTTGACGCGCAACGAAGAAAAGACGGCTTTAGACGAATATCCGAAGTCTCGGAGTGAGTTGGTTCCCCTTGCCGTCGATGCAACAGACAACCTGGTCGATGAAAACGGAGAAGAAATACTATGCTCCGATTCTACGTCCGCCTTTTTTGACAATGAACAGATCGGCATGACCGTATCGTTTGGTCAGAACTTCTATAACTCCGCGAAGTTTATCGCCTATCCTAGACGGGTCGATGCCGCAGCCACAACGGTACTTTTCAACCTCCAATCACCTATGGCAATCGGAGCGGGTGAGACCGCCATTATTTCAGGGTCGTACAAAGACCCCACGGGCGTTGCTCAATCCGTGTCTGGTATCGATATGGTCACTCCCGTTGCCAACACTCATTACAAATGCTACGCCAACAAAGACGGCACGGGAACAGACCTCACCGCGAACCTCACAGTTACGGCGGTATTTGGCACGGGGGAATTCAAGTACACGTTTACCAACACGGGAGCTGCAGGATACATCACATTCGCGCAGGCAGTAGGGCGGGGCATCTACACCGACATTCCGGCTGAATACTACCTTGAGGACGCAACCTCGATAGCAGAACACGGCGATTATCCATTGAACGTTGACATGAAATACCAGGATGATCCGATGGTCGCGGCAAGGTGGGCGCAGGTATCCCTATTCCAATACAAGAACCTCATCTCGTCCGTTGATTCTGTGGACTTCATCGCGTCCTCTTCGGGTCCAATGATGAACGCGTTTCTCTACCTCGAACCAGGTGACAGGGTACGGATCAAGGAAGATGTGACGGCGATATTCGGTGACTTCTTCATTCATGCCGTCAAGTTTTCCATCAAGCCTGGCAATATCGTTACCTTTTCGTGGACGTTGAGGGGTGCTGGGCTGGATACCTTCAACTTCGTCAAGTGGACGCAGGACGCAACACCCGTTGCCGGATACGGCACATGGTCAGATCCCGTCTATGGCTGGGATTTCTAGGAGATAGATTATGGCTTGGATCACGATTACAAAACCAACAGTCGGAACCGGAGTTAGCAAGGATTTATTCGGTGACGATGTGGTAGATAACCTCGAAAGACTTCATACCCTTGAAGATCAATGTATCTGGATACCGCTAAACGGTGCAACCGCTCTTGTTTCAGGCGACAAAGCCTATTGGCGTGTACCCGCTAAATTCAACGGCGGAACGTTGGCGGGCGTGGCTGCTGGGTGCAAGGTTGCTTCATCCTCCGGCGCTGTTGTGCTGACCGTCAAGAACGGCAGCACGGCGATGCTCTCCACCAACATCACCCTTGACCAGAATGAGACCGATACCACCACCGCAGCCACACCCGCTGTAATCAGCACACCGGCATTGGCTACTGGAAACCTCATTGAAATATCCGTTGTGTCCGCCGGCACGGGCGTGACCTATTGCGGAGTGGAATTGACAGTGAGACCCGCATGAGCGTACTCGGTTCTGATAACGTCACCGCCAATGGCACCGTGACAATTCCAGATGGATGCGTCTACGTTGTGGCATTGTGTGCGGGGAGTGTAGACCCGCCTTATCTCAACGGTAACATGATGCAGACCGTGGCAAGCGTGCCGGCTACTGGACTCTTGACCGCCGTCTCGATTCACGTCTCCACATTCCCGATTGTGGCAACACTGCCTTATGTCATGAACGGAGCGGACACAATAACATGGGTCTACCTCGATGACGCGGTATGCACACGGGCGGACGTGGTACAGGGATATTCACAATCGGGTCAGATAACCGGAAGCCTGGCAACTTCGACTAACGACCTTGTTTTGGGGATTGTGCAGGGGAGTAATGGTCAGGTTGAAATCAAGGGTGATACCGTTGCCTTGACCCTTCTTGAGAACACGTCAAAGCGGGTGATCGGCTGGATTGTTCCAACGGATACAAGCCTAACCTGTTTGGGTACGGACAACTCTACAGTTTCAGGCTATTGGTATTACCCTCCCGCTGTTTGGGTGGATACGACCACAAGCGT